ACTTGTTCCTTATCTTCTCCACGTCTTCTCCGGTTTCATCGGTTATCACGATCTCGTCAATGAGCTCGTTGTCTATATATTTCGGTAAATAAGTAGATAAGAAATTATCATAACGGTTCATCGTAGGAATACACAGAGAAAACATGGTATGTAAATAGGCGTATAATACAAATAATGCGACTATTTTTATGCTGTAATACCGCACACAAAAATATTCTAACTGTATCAGTATTTGCCTCTTCGTTTTTTGACCGTTCGTGATCGGGCTTTACGTGTCTTTGAAATAGTGACGCGTCGTGTTGATTTTTTGCATTTAAACGGACCACGAGTAAGCCCTTTTTTGTTAAATATGGACCTGGTGCATAGACCTATGGCTCTAGATTCGTTTTCTCCGCCAATACGCTTGATACAGCGACACAGTTTTGTTGCTAATATATCTTCCGCCTTTCTTTTCAGCGTTTTGTTGTTTTTAGGAGGTGTAATTTTGTAGTAACGAAGTATCTTTAAGTAATCTGTCTGTGTCATAATGGTCATTGTAATAATTCAGACGAAGTCTATTACTATCTTATTATACAACTATATTATTATCTGGATCATCGTTGATCATAGTGCGTAGTGTGCAATGCATAGTCAGCAACTTTAAATACTTGTATACTATAGTAATAATAAACACATGCGGGGATCATGTGATGGTCCTAAGGTGGTCGTTTTTGATTTTGACGAAACACTTGGATCTTTTCAAGAACTCAGTGTATTTTACAACATTCTCTGCAACTACTTGCGTCCAAATGCAGTCACGCGACAAGCTATATTGTTCGCACTCCTTGATGCGTGTCCAGAGTATCTGCGTCCAGATATTATCTCTATACTGACATACTTGAAAGAGAAACATCAATGCGGCGACTGTTATAAAGTACTGATTTATACAAATAATCAGGGACCGACAGTGTGGTGTGAGATGATCAAAAATTATCTCCATGGGAAACTGAATTATGTGTTGATTGACAGGATAGTTGGCGCATTCAAGGTGAACGGTCGTGTCGTGGAGGTACGGAGGACGAGCACCGAGAAGAAGACGAGCGATCTCCTTCACTGTGCGATGCTACCTAAAAACACGCGTATTTGCTTTGTTGACGACCATCATTATGAAAAAATGAACAATGTCTATTACATTAAGGTACATCCATATGTTCATAATCTTACGTTCCATGTGCTTATGACGAGATTTTTGGGAACAACCATCTCAAAAAAAATGGGGGTGCGTCAAAATCGGTTCGTTTCCTATTTCAATAAACATATCCATGAGTATCAATATCGTTTTCGTGAAAAAGACGAGGAAGAATATGAACTGGACGGCATTATATCCAAACGCCTTTTTGAGTTACTGAACGAATTTTTTCGGCCAGTGTAACAATATGCAGTAAGCATAATTACAGTTTGTATAATATGTCGGCAAATGTAGTCACATAATCAATGTCAAGTTGTGTGTTATTAGATTTTACTCTAATATGACAATATTTATTATCTATTATACTGTTAATTAATGTTGTTTTATCAAGTATTTCATTAGCATTTGTGAGGTCGTACCGACCAATATTACTTTTTTTATGATTAATTAATAATCTACCTATAGAAGCATCGTCACTTCTCTTCTTATCTAATGATGAACGATTATTTATTATATAATCTATATTATCTTTTGACAGCCATATTCCTGCACCCGAAATAAAAGGGATACGTCTATGAAATCCACGTTTATGCTCTACATTTATACCGGCATATATATTTGTGCTTTCTAATTCGTTACTAATCCGTATGACGTTATCTAGAATAAAAAATGAACTTAGGTTTGTTCTAATAATATGTTTATAGCTATATGTTGTATTTATTGTACTGAATGCTTCTATCGTCTTATTTAAGACACCAGGTACAAGGCCGTCACGCACATTTAATATTAATTTGTCATCGTCTGCTATTTCTAACCCATCTGTATTAACATCGTTACCAAATAGTAAAAAAATTTTTATATTATCGTGGTGCAGTTTGGTATATTTTATCATTTTTGACCAATAATTATTTATCAAACTGTCATATCTATCTCCTCTTGATGCGATCACTAACATGATAATGTCTGTTTTTTTCATTATAGAATTATTACTACTCACGACAATATCTAGGTGTTCCTCCTCTTTTACTATATCAGCATCCTCACCGTTATTCGTTGGAGTGTCGTTGTCAAGAAGCGTTTGAATCATTGCTTCTATTTGCGTCGTCCTGGTTTCCATCCGTTCCATCTTAGTCTCCAACATGCCAAGTATCTCCTTGTACCTATCCTGCGCATCATATGGTTCAGTTGTATTGGTTCCCGTATGTTTGGTGTGGCCTTCAACCATAGTCTGTGCAGAAGCAGTGGAAGTGTTATTATCTGCTACAGGTTTCTGTTTTAGTTTGGAAAAAAGAGAGACCGGACGGTCTTCTCTGGATGTATTATGTGACGGCTGTGTATCTTCCCATTGAACGTGTTTCTCCGTCGCTACTGCATGTGGGGTATGCAAAACCTCTGCTCTGTGCTGTAGAGGCAGCTCTTCGCTGCCAATTTTAATAGTCCTCATAACCTGCTCCTTTTCCACAGCTCGCTCGGTAGCAATAGATGAATCCTTTGACTTCACCCACTGCTCTGCCTTTTTCGTTCGTGGTTGATTCTTTTCTATGTAACTCATGTCCAGGTTTCTCTCTTCAATAGTACGTCGTATAATCTCGTCCACTTTTTCAATAGGACCGTCTTCCACGATATCCGAGAAATTGGGCGGGTCGGGAATATTCAGTTTCATAGCGCCTTCAAAATCTGCCTGCTTTTTCTGGAACTCTTCGTCAAACGCTTCTCGCTTGTTTGTCTGGATCTGGTCATGCGTATATAACTCTTCCATACTACCATTTATTGTATCCCCTCCCGAGGAAGATGATGTGTCGGCGAGACTGGTCAGCATATACGATATAAACGCTTTGTTCATTTCCATCAAATCATTGTACGATCTGTTATGCTGTGCATAAAATCTCGGCAACTGTTGTGCAAAAGTTGTTTGGGTGCGAATATCTTGCTGAACATTTTCGTTGTCTGTGATCACTTCCCACAACACGTCGGCGTTTTCTTTCTTGAGGAATTCGTCCATTATAGACACAAATACTAATAATCAGTATATTGGTATTTGTTTAATTAGTTTACACACATTTGAAGATACCACGAAACATCTCAATTACGTCATAATATCACTGTCGTTAAAATACACCTTGCGGAACTTTTCAATGTACTCATCCTTCAGGATATGGGTCTTCAGGTAGTGGTCGTTGATCTTGTCTTCCAACATGTGCACGATAAAGTAGATGGAGTAAATTCCACACTCAGTGTCACCATACTGGTGTTCCACTGGATAGTTTTGGTCAAATCTAAACGAAATACCACACGCTTTCCCTTGTTGAATAATCGTATCGGCGAACTTTTTAATCCTTTCAGGCACCTTTTCCCCAGCACTGTCAAAGTAATATATCTGCTTCTTCTTCGTGTTGATGAACAAGCTCACCCAATGAGATCCAGGCATGTAATGTGGGTCCAGGTTGAAGATGATACCAAATTTCTTCTTTCCTTTTTTCAGCTGCTCTTTCAAATTGAACTGGCACAGCTCTTGCCATATACACTCGCCATATAATTTGCGCGTGTCGTAGTCAATGGGGCTAGGACCCATGAACTGAAAACATTTATATGCCTTCTCGTATTGTCGCATCACGTCTATGATCTCAGTGCTACTGAGCCACTCATTGGGTTTCTTCTTCCAACTTTTGGGTGCTGTTGGTGCAAACGCTTCTACAAGCGTCTTACGGTCTTTCTTGTCCACGAAATTTTGTTTCAACCAGCAAGACTCGTTGCTGCACACATTTTGCAGATTCGACTCCATTTTTCTCCATATGTCAGCCACATTGTCCGTTTCAATGGTGGCGTCGGGATGCCGTATATTCCACAGGTCGCGAAGTTTGTACATGTCCTCGTCGTTATAACAGGTAAAGTCTTCACCCTTTTTCTTATTTGGATCAGGACGACATCTCAATTTCTTAGGTTCATCATACACTGCAGTCGCCTTGGTCTTGGTCTTGGAAACCTGTTTCTTTTTTCCAGATCGTCTTCCTCCACGCATCCCTTTTGTCATTTTAATCCTACGCAGTCCCCTTGACCGTGTTCCCCGCAAGCGTTTCATGGTTTTGGATTTGGATTTACGAACCATGCTGTTTCTTCTGGTCCTGGTCTTCATGTGTACTGTCTATATTTTTCTTTTTGCGAACACCTTTATTCTTAAGAGCAGGGTCGGTGAGATTGACATCGCGCTGTCTGGGAGCTGGAGTTTGCTGGTCGGGACGGTGTTTTCTTAATATAAATTGATTCAGTCCCCCATGCTGCGGCTTTGGGCGAATGGACTTTACAAACGCATTGTCCGCATCTATTTTACCGGAAGGGTTCATGTCTGTCGTAACCGTGTCCCGAGTTGCGGTGGCCTCATTAGTCACCACATCTTGCAAATCATGTTGCAATATATCGCACATATCAATTGATTGGAAATATTCAATGCATTGATCTACATAACACGAAAACGCATCTTGCAGATGTTGTGGAACATGCGACATAGCATTTTCCTCGCATACGTCTGTTGTGTCCTCCTTGTCCTTTTTCTTATTCAATGCAATCAAATTGCGCGTCATTTCTACAACACGTTTGCTGTAAA